GAGACTATCAATCAGTCTATCACTCAACAGCAAAAAGCTTCAGAGGGCATGGAAGGTAAACTTGCTGAAATTGAAACAATGTTGAAAAGACCTGCAAATGGTATTGAAGGTAAAGACATTGATGTTCAATTAAAAGCTTGGGATCAGTTCATGCGTAAGGGTGAAGATGGTCTTGATGAAATCGAAAAGAAAGCTTTGACAGTAGGAACAGCAGCGACAGCAGGTAATTTAGCACCTGCCGAATATGTTGAAGAACTGATCAAGGTTGTTACTGAGATTTCACCAGTTAGATCAGTTGCAAGAGTGCGTCAGACTTCAAACAAAGAAATTGAAGTTCCAAGCAAAACAGCAACATTTTCAGCAAGTTGGACTGCCGAAGGTGGTACACGATCTGAAACAACTGGCTACCAGACTTCATTGAACACGATACCAACACATGAGCTTTATGCTTTAGTTGATATTAGTTCACAGTTGTTAGAAGATAGCGTTTTTGATCTGGAAGCAGAAATGAACACTGAATTTGCAGAGCAATTTGCAAAAGCAGAAGGTGAAGCTTTTATTACTGGTAACGGTACTAATAAGCCTACTGGTTTGATGAACTCAACAACAGTTGGACATCAGGCAACAGGTGCAGCTTCAGCGGCTATCACTACAGATAACCTAATGGATATGGTTCATGGTTTAAAATCAGAGTATGCAAGAACTGCTACAATGATGATGAACAGATCAACATTAGGTATTATTCGTAAGCTGAAAGACACGGCAGGCGCGTATATTTTCCAAACTGGCTTTTCAGGTCAGTCTGGTTTGCCAAACACAATCCTTGGTCACCCATATGTAGAAGCGGCTGATGTTGCTGATGCAGCAAGTGGTGCAAGATCAGTTATCTTTGGAGATTTCCGAAGGGGCTATATGATTGTAGATCGTGTTGCTCTAGCAGTATTGCGTGACCCATTTAGCCAAGCGGCAACAGGTAATGTTCGGTACATTGCTCGTCGTAGGGTTGGTGGTGAAGTGGTTCTTGCTGAAGCACTGACTTCATTGAAGCACGCAACTTCTTAATAATTAGGGTGGGGGGTTAACGCTCCCCACTTATTACAAGGGTGTAATATGAAAATAACAATGTTAAAAAATGGAATTGGTATTGCGCGAGAAGATGGAGCGCAGACTATGACTTACGAAAAAGATAAAGAATATAATTCTTCCGAAGCATGGCAAGAGGGCGTTTTTAAGAATTTTGTTGCAAATGGTATGGCTAATGAAATTGGTGGTAATGCGCCAGTAACGGAAACAAAAGCTTCAAATCCAGTTCGTGCAAGAAACGAAAAAGGTCAATTGGTGGGTGATGATCCAAGTACACCTAATGTCAATGAAGCTTGGGAAGGTGGCAAAGCACCAACAAAATAAACAGGGAATGATAGGCAATGAGTGGATTAAAGATTACAACACAGCCAACTATAGAGCCTATCAGCATTGAAGAGGCAAAAGAACATTTACGACTTGATGATGATGTAGATGATATTCCTGTTTTAACGTACATAAAAGCGGCTAGACTTTGGGCAGAAAAGTTCACTGGTCGTTTTTTCATAACCACAACAGTTCAGCAATTCTTAGATAGTACAGCATCTACTCTTGATCCTTTATATGAGGGAATGAGAACAGGGGTACTAACAAGACCATATGTTAACTATATTGAATTGGCTGCTTCACCTGCAATCACAGTAACAAGTATTAATTATTACAATGACTCAGATACACAATCTACTTGGGCAACATCAAATTATTATGTTGATAATGTCTCTGATATTGGACGCATTTATCTTAGGGATGGAGGAACATTTCCGACTGATCTTAGGGCTGCAAACGGTTTAGAGATAAATTATACAGCAGGTTATGGTGCGGCTAGAAGTGATATTCCATCAGATATAAGATTAGCCATGTTACAATACATGACATTCTCTTATGAGCATAGGGGTGACTTTGAAAGGTTTCCTCCTCCAGAACCTCCAAAGATTCTAAATAATCTTTTGTATCCATATAAAATTATGCGTTTAGGAGTTCACCCCTATTCTAATATGCTAAGAACAGGAATAAGCTAATGCCTGTTGGTAAGATGCGTCAGTTATTGCAGGTGCAGCGATATACAAAGACTCCAGATGGTGGTGGTGGGTCTGTAGTTTCCTATGGTAAGGTGGCAGATATTTTTGCTCAGATAATGCCTAAAGATTCTAAAGAGAATTTATTCGGTGATCAAATGCGAGAAGTAACAAGTCATGTGATAATGATTAGGTATCGCAGAGATTTAACACACGCAGATAGATTAATTCAAAATCATACAAGGCTTGGGGAGCAGTTTTCTAGAACCTTTGCAATTAAGGGAATTAAGAACGTAAATAACGAATTTAAATATATGCAGATAGCGGCTCAAGAGGGCGCAGGTGTGCCAACATGAGTGCAGTTCGTACAAAAATATTTAGAAAGTCAAAGAATAGATCAGTTTTTCCTGATTATCTAAAACAAGTTAAGAATTTAATCGCAGAAGGTGGTAATCTTGTTAGAAATACCGCTGTTCAAAGCATTCAATCTCATGGTAGTTCGGGGAGAGTTTATGAAAAATACAATCCTAGAAGGACACATACAGCTTCTTCTGAAGGAAATCCACCAAACACAGACACTGGTTTTCTTGTAAATAACATTCATTTGGTTATTGATGGCGATGCTTTAGGAGTAAGCGTTGAAAGTCGTGCAGATTATTTGGAAGCTCTTGAGTTTGGCACAAGCAAAATGGGAGCAAGGCCATTCTTGCAACCTGCTTTAGAAGAAAACAGGGGTAAGATTAGAGCAAAATATAAAAAAATCAGGGCTAGAGGTAGATAATGTCACTGCACTCATTTCCTCTACAGCAATCAATATTTACTAAATTGAATGGAAATACCACTGGCTTGTCTGGCGCATCTGTTTCTATTTTTGATAACGCAGATGAAAGTACGGCATATCCATATGTACTAATTGGAGAAGAAACTACAGCTAATAACGGAACAAAAACTAAAGATAGTATTGAACATACTCTTACAATTCACGTCTGGTCACAATATCGTGGATTGAGAGAGATCAAAGAGATTATGCAATCAGTCTATGAAAACTTGCATAATACTGATATAACTGTATCAGGTGCTTCACTAGTGAACATTCGACAAGAGTTTTCGACAACACTAGTGGAAAGTGATAATTTAACGCGGCATGGGGTTATGAGATTTCGTGTCGTTGTGTTTGACAGCTAAAGGAGTAAAGACATGGCGGCACAAAAAGGTTCAGCCCTACTATTAAAAATCGGTGCAGATGCAACCGCAGCATCAGGAAGTGATACTTACACTACAATAGGTGGTTTAAGATCAACTTCACTTACAATGAATGATGAAGCAGTAGATGTAACAACAAAAGACAGTTCTGGTGTTAGGGCATTATTGGCAAATGGAGGAGTTCAATCCATGTCAATAAGTGGTTCTGGTGTATTTACGGATGCAGCTTCAGAGGCAACATTGCGTTCAGCTTATGGTGCAACTGATTTCCATAACTTTCAAATAATTGTTCCTGATTTTGGAACATACACAGGGGAGTTTATGGTAGCATCATTAGAATATGCAGGTGAGCATAATGGTGAGGTAACTTACAGCATCTCATTGGAAAATTCTGGCGCATTTACATTTGCAACAGTTTAAGGAGTTAGAGAATGGCTTGGGAAAAGGTTACGATACATTTTAACGAAACAATGCTTCTAGGCCATTCTCGCGGCACTATGTTCACAATACCTTGTGCAGCAAAATTTGAAGTTAACGATATTATCACAGCAAATGGTAATGAATTTGAAGTAACATCTGTTACAGACGTAGCAGATCGTGGCGAAGTTTTTGAAATTGAAACAAAGGAGGTCAAGAGTGACAAACCCAAAGCGCGGAGAAATGCAGTTGAGTCTGGGGGATCAGACATGGACAGCAAGAGTGACAATGGACGGAATAGCTAGAATTGAAGCGGCTTGTGGAACAGGCATTGTCAAAGTTTTAGGTCGTTTAACAGACGGTGATTTAACTACTACAGAAATGTGCGGTATTTTGCATCCTATCATCAAGGGTGGTGGAAATGATGTTTCGATGAAAGATGTTCAAAATGCTGTCTGGGATGCAGGTTTAGCTGAAGCTATGAAGGCGGTAGGAGAAATATTAGGAACTGCTTTGACAGGAGGCAACGAAGAGGAAGGCGTAAAAAAGGCGGTAAAGGGATAGATGAGTTTCCTTGGCAAGAATATATGGAAATTGGTCTAGGCAAAATGCAAATGAGGCCAGATGATTTTTGGAACTTGTCAATGGTGGAATTCAACTCAGCCCTTAATGGTTTTTCAGATTTTCATTCGGGAGGTAAGCCGCCACCTCTAAGCAAGAGTGAGTTAGAAGATTTGATGGAAAGGTATCCTGATTAATGGCAACCACAGTCGATACATTACTGGTACGCATTGAAGCGGATATGAGTGACCTTAGAAAGTCACTCAACCGTGTTGAAAGAGATATTGATAAATCTAGTAAGGGTATTGCTAAGTCTTTCAAGGGTCTGGGAACAATTGTTAAGGGAGCAATTGGTGTTGCCGTTATAGGTCAGATTGGTCGCGCAGGAATGGCGATGATCAATCTTGCTTCTGATGTGGAAGAGATGCAATCAAAATCAAGCGTAGTCTTTGGTAAATTCAGAGATGAAGTTGTTGCAGATTTAGAAGAATTTGGAGATCAAGTGGGGCGGAGTACCCATGAACTTGAGGGAATGGCTGCTAGTATTCAAGACACTTTTGTTCCAATGGGTTTTGCCAGAGGTGAAGCGGCAAAATTATCGGTCGAGCTTTCTAAGTTAGCGGTGGATGTTGCCTCTTTTAACAATGCCTCTGATACCGAAACGATGGAAGCTTTTCAAAGCGCATTAGTGGGTAATCATGAAACTGTAAGGCGTTTTGGAATTGTAATAACAGAAGCAGAACTAAAGCAAGAGTTGTTGCGGATGGGCATTACGAAAACTTCCAAAGAGGTTACAGCGGCAGAAAAAGTCCAAGCAAGATTGAATCTTATAATTGCAGGTACAACGGACGCTCAAGGGGATGCTATTAGAACAGCCGATAGCTTTGCAAATAGAACTAAAGCTTTGAGGGCAGAGTTTGAAGAGCTTGCTGTCAAATTAGGAAGAGACTTTTTGCCGATAGCAAATCAATTGCTTACTTTTTTAATAGATGGTGTTGCTAAATTAGAAGATTTTTTGATTGCGTTTGGAATATTAGAAGATATGCGCCCTGTCGTTGAGCAATTAGCGGAAGCTCAAAGAAAGCTGAATGAACACGTTGATGATTATGAATACTCAGAGCTTGATAGGATTAAGCTTGAAGACGATGTTAAAAGATTAAAAATGATTAATCGGGAAATAATGAACTTTGAAACAAGGAAGAATAATTTACAAGCAGGTAATCGGGTAACGGATTTAGGGTCTATTACGGTAGGTGATCCAAACGCATTTTCTGAAGATGAGAATGATCTTTTACAAAAAAATGCTGTTATGAGAGAGGAAATAAGATTACAGAAACAACTCTTCCAAGCAAAACAAGATGATAATGAAGCAGGGATAGTTCAAGCAAAAAGAGAAATTGCTGCATTACCAATGAGATTGAAATTAACAAATCTTACAGAAGAATTAATAGATGCGGAAAAGAAATATACAGATTTCAAGACTCAATCTGGCGATGCTACTGAGGTTCTGA